CGCGGCACATACTCCGACACAACAAGTTCTTCACCCAAAAACTTAGCAAAGTCTGCTAGCACCTGGGCCGCAAAATCACGGGGTGTTGCATACCACTCGTCGCAGTAATCTCCATCGCAGGTATCGATGAAGGCAAGCATCTGTTCTAGAAGTTCTTCATGCGTCATCTTTCTTCTCCACAAAGCTAGGGCACTTCTCATCTTCCATGATCCACGGCCCCATGTAGTACTGTCTCGTAGCCTCCGGGTGAACCGGAGAGTTCTTGAGGTTGCGTTTACATGCCTTGCAGTATTCAAGGCAGGGGTTCCCGTTGCACCGGGCGAAGTCTTGTGGTTGGTATCTCATGGGTTACTCCTTTCCCTTATTGCTTTTGCCACGCGAGATCCGTAAATATTTACGCCGGTAGGCAAGTGTGTGGCGCACACGGTTTCTTCTGCCAGCTTGGCGCAGGCTTCTCGTTCCTGCAAAACTGCCGCATCCAAGATCGTCCTTGAAGCGGCAATGTTTGCGTCACGGAAAGTTGCCTCGTAAACGAGGTGGGCGAAGCGTTCAAGAATTTGCGCGTACGGTTCTTCCGTCAGTTCGTTGACGTAGAGATGCAGCCCAGCCTCCCGCGCCATGCGGATGATGTCATCTCTGTTCATGCTGCCCTCTTGCGCGGATGGCGTGCGCCGCCTCGATGGATGGCCGAAACGGGTATGGTGGTGTCGTGTCACAAATGGCGGCACACGCCTCACGCTCGGCGGCAACTTCCTCGCGGGTGATTTGTTCTTCATTCTTCATGCCCGCTGCAAACCCTCGTGCGTAAACAAGAGAGGCGAAGCGTTCAAGCAGATCAGGGTTTGGCACCTCAACCATTCGTGTGCCGTCTTTGTAAACGCCGACGATGCGCTCTATGCCAGCCTCCCGCGCCATCTTGATGATGTCATCTCTGTTCATTTCACATCCTCATAGGTTCCATCCCGACGCACGAAACGCACACCGATAAGGTTGTCATCTTTGTCGTAGTAGCCTGCTATCAGAGGTGCGTCAACCCACGGCGCGATGGTGGACAAGATAGCTTTTTTCTTTGTTGGTGGCGTGAAGTAGCAAGTCGTCTTTGTACCCTCGGGAGCAGGCCCACGTTGGTAGTCATACAGTTTGATATCAGGCATTGTTTCCCCTTGATTGAATTAGCCCGCCGCATTGGCATCTGCTATCAGTCAACTCAATACACGCCTCACGCTCCATCTCCTGCACCTTGCGCGTGTAGCGCAGCAGTGCTTCGGAATCAAACGTGATGCCGGGTTGTTCTGCACCGTACTGAAGTGCGAGTTCAAAGATCTGCTCGGCTTTCATTCTTACCCTCATTGATGTCATAACAAGCGCACCCACGCTCAAGACAGCCTTGGTCCAGATGCGGGATGTGAAATTCAATGGCTGTATAGATCTTCTCGCGCAGCAGCGTTGGTGCCCCGTGGTACAAAACGGCGATGTCCATTAGCCGCTCAACGAGAGGTTTGGCTTGTTCATATCTCATTGCTGCCCCCTTATTGCGACGGCTTCCTCAAGCGCCTTGATGTGCGCGTTGACCTTCTCAATCTCTGGCGCGTTCTGGGCAATGATGCGTTCACGCTCCTGCTCCATCGCCTTATCCAGCAACTCCCGCAGCGCCCGTGACGGGGCGAAGCCGTAGACGTTACAGAGCTGGCGAAACTGATCGTCAGTCATGCCGTCTCCTTGTACATGAAGCTGATAGCAAAGCCACCGTAGTAACCGTTGTGTTCGTTGTGCGAAGCCATCGTGACGCAGCCCTTGTCAGTCTTCACCTCTAAGAACTGAACCTCGTGGATGTCGTCGTCTTCTTCAACTGACGGCGCGTCTTTGATTTCAAAATCAAGCAGCTTGCATCCAACCAGATCATCAAGGTTGTCGTCTGTTCGCATGTAGCGCGCTTCACAGCAACACTGAGCTTCATCTAAAGCGGTCAGGGTTGATTCGTCTTCAAAGGTCAAGACCAGTGCGTCTTCGTCTGTCAAACGTGCGGCCTTGATTACTTTGCCTATTGCGTGGTGGTAGTGTTTAATCATTGCTTCACCTCCATCAACAACATCACCCGACGTACTGCGTCGGTCAGGTCGAGCCAGTCGTTCCAGCCGACGTACTGGTTAACGTTGACCTTGACGGTGACATCATCAACAAGCTCTACTGAGGCAACGACACCCATGTCGTTGACTATGGACGCATGTGTGACTTCTACTTTCATACAAAGTACCCCACTAAAAAGCCAGCGCCGATCAGCGCCAAAATGTAGACAATCAGTCTGCCCAGGAACTCCAGCCCATCGAACTCGTTTGCCTCTCGCTCACAAGCTACGGGGCAGGGGCAAGGCGCTCGGCCCTGCTGGCAAGGTCCTGAACAGAACGTGTAGTGCGGCAACGAGTCAGGTTCGGTGCCGTCGTGGTACTCCTTGTTCATTGCGTGATCCTTTCGACTTTCGTGTGCAACAGCCACTTGTCGCCCAGGCGCAGGACGCTGCGCAACCAAGCCCGACGATTGTGGCGCACGATGTGCCGAGGCACCATAGGGTTAGCCCACAGCTTGACTGCGTGTCGCTTGAGTTTGTATTCAGACATCACGAACCTCCAAAGTTAAACAGACATGAAAAACGCCCTGCCTAAGCAGAGCGTTGAGTGAGGAGCTAGGCCCTCTTAGGCAGTGCGCCAGACACGGACACCATCCGACATAGTCGCGGTCTTGAACTCGCCCTCGAAGTGCTTCAGGAAGGCTTGCTTGGCAACCAAGAACTTACGCCGCCAGTTGGTCAGCGCCTTCTTGTCTGCGATGTCGCAGGGGATCAGGAAGCTGTCGCCTACGGACATGTCCTGCATGGGGAACTTGGTCGGTGCACGGCCTCGTGCACGCTTGGGCATCTCGATGCCGCTCTCTACGGTGAAAGTCATTGATGACTCCGGGTTGGTTGAGGAAGACGCGTAGTATCAGGCTACGCGTCTCGTGCTGTCAAGCGCTTGACTGCGGTTTTTAGTACTTCTTCACCTTCTCCACGATGGTCGTGACACCGTTCCCAGGGGTGTAGCAAAGCAAGCAATCCTTGCACTGCTGCCCGGTGCAGTTCTGGCGCTCGACGTACTCGTGCTCCAGCACGTTGTTGAACGTGCGGTCGAAGAACTTCGGGGGCTTCGCCATGATGTGGCTGATCTTGGGATTGCTGTAGATCAGCGTCATGTTCGCAGGCTTGGCCCGCGTACGGAAGTACTTGCTCACGATGTCATTGCGCTTAGTCCACAGCGCGAACGAGGTCGCTGGGTTGTACTCACAGATAGCCACGAGGTTCAGCAGATGCGTCTCGTTGATCAACTCGCCATGTGCGTCGAAACGAAACACGGAGTCCATGACTCTGGGAAGCTCCACCGTAGGCAACACCCGCGTGGAGAGTGCATCGCTATTCCTCTGCAGCGCAGGCTGCATGTTCTTCCGATAGGAAGACAGCATGGTGTGGCTGTAGCACTTGGTGCAGATGTTGTTGGGATCACCTGATGCGTTCTGCTTGATGCAGTACGGGTTGGTGCGCGTGTTGGTACTGATGGCACGCAGGCCATCGAGCTTGCCAGTCATAACGCTGATGTGAACGGTTTGCATAACTTCTCCTTGGTTTGAAAGAGGACACGATGTCCCCATAGAAAAACAGGGAGCCGAAGCTCCCTGCACTGACACTGGTTGACCTGACTCTGTCAGGCAGCCAATGCAATCTCTACCGCACGCTGCTTGAGGTCAGCGCCTGGGCCCCACAGGGCTGCGGCTGTACGGTTCTCGTCGTTGCGAGCACGCACGTGATGGTCTACATACTCGGTGCACGCGTTGAGCCACCCGAAGGCTGTCTCGCGTGCCGTCTCCAGCGTGCTGCCCTTGCCACCCCCTGCGAACAGGGACATGATCTTGGTGAACCCGGCAGAGTCACGCGCTGCATCCGCATCACGCGTAGGCGTAGTCAAGAGGAGGGTGGTCATATCCTCGGCAAGCCGGGACTCCACCTTGATGGACGCAAGCTTGCGGCTCATGTCCATGAACGCACCGAACTCCTCGTGGGCGGACTCGATGATAGTGCGGCACTCCTCCGCCTTGAACGCAGTCCTGTGCGACACACGGAAGGACGATGCCCCCTTGGATGCCAGACGCAGCGTGTTGTTGCACACCACACGCACAGTCGTGATGCGCCCCTCGGTAGCTAGGCTACCGTCAGCACTGGTGCTGAGCAGCACATAGGGCACGACCTTGTCGCCTTCGCCCACGAACACACCGTCACTCATCTTGGCTGTGGCGAAGTACCGCTTGCCACCGAACAGCACGCCAGCGGACTCGATGGTGCACGCATTGGCAAGCGCCCACTCACGGAAGAACTCCAGCACCTCACGAGGCTGCACGACCTTGTAGCTGTCGGACACCACGCCCAGGGGAGCGCCGGTGTCGGAGCGAAAGAGGACAAGCCGCTCTTCAAGCGTCTTCAGCGCACTGATGGGCGTGTGTGCAGTATCGAAGCGCTCAGCCGCGTAGCGGATTGTCGCTCTCTGCACCCTGTACTCCATCCCTGCAGCCTGGGCCCAGGCGTCGATGTCCTGGCCCGCAGGCATGAGTTCGCCCAGGCCATGCCACTCGCGTTGAGTGCTGGCGTAGCTGGCGCGGTTGAGGGAGGTGGTGTCGATTTGATGAGCCATGTTGCTTTCTCCTAGTTGATGTGGGGCGGAAGAACCGCCGCCCCGTCGGTGTCAAACATTGTACATGCTTCCTGTGTCTGCAGGAAGCCTTCCCAGAATTATTTCTGGGTGTTCACCCACTGCATACCGAACACGCTGGGGTAGAACTCGCCCTCGTCGCTGGTCCACACCTTGCCCGTGCTGCCTGAGTGGCGCGGTGCCCTGCCACCAGTGATGACTGCGGCATGGCCCCTGAAGTCGAAGGCTGTGGCGTTCTTGAGCACGGGCTCAGCGGCATCGCCGTCCCAGCACAGCACCCACTCACGGCAGGCACCATCGGTGATGTATGCGTTGAGCGCATGCCACTCACGCGTGGCACGGCGGTCTTCCTCTGCATCGTGCAGGCTGAGGGGAGGGGTGGATTCGTAGGTTGTCGTCATGTTGATCTTCTAAAAGAAATGGGGACACGAAGTCCCCGGGTTGAGCGCTTATCAGGCGCAAACAATTCTCTTCACTTCCTCGATCACGACCTTCTCGACGCGGTCAACGACCTCGATGCGGCACGAGTCCGAGTCTGCCTTGACGTACGCTGAGATGAAGATGTGGATCTCCACCGGGAGGGTGGTCTTGTCCTCGTGCCAGAAGTACGCGTTCTTCTCCAGCCAGCGTGCGTGTGCGTTAGCCGGCATCGGGATGGACAGCTTCTTGTTGAACCGATAGTCACGGTTTGGCGTGTCGTACGTGTAGTCGGTGCTGGATGTGATCCAGTCCGGGTCAGACACGAAGGCGTCGAGGGCACGCATCAGGCGCTTGTCCTTGAGGGAGTCAAGGTCGCGCATGTAGAGCGAGAAGGTGACGGTGTTGCTGTAGTCGGACGCATCGATGCGCACATCCTTGCGCATGTTGCGTGGGAACAGGGACAGGATGGCCTGTACCTGTGGTGCCTCCACCACACGGATGCGAAGCGCGGCACGATGAGCGTTGGCAATAGCGTGTTGGCGTGCGTTGGTGAAATAAGACATTGCTTTCTCCTGTGAAACAAAACACCCCTGGACCGCAGGGGCCACGGTTAAAGAGGACACGCGGTCCTCTTTGAACTTAGATGCTGATACGGATCGTGGCTGACTCAAGCGCCTCATTGATGGCATCGTTGAAGTTGTCGCTAGTCATGAACTCATCAAAGTCCGTTTCATAAACCTTGGACGCCACCTCGTCGTAGTGGTCGTGGTCGTAGTTGCTGGTGTGCTCGTCCATTGCCTCCGCGATAAGCTCAGCGACATCGTCACGGTTGAGGTAGCGGTTCTCGCCCTGGGTCTCGGACTCAAGCGCAGCTACGCGCCGCTCCAGCGTGCTGTCCACGCCTTGCGCGGGGTTGTTCTCAAGCGCAGAGATCCTCTCGCTGTACACCACGATGGTGCGTTGCATCTCGCCCCGCTGAAGCTCAAGCGTAGCGATCCGCTCGTTGAGCGGGGCTACAGCTTGCTGCACTGCAGCGATCAGGGCGTTGGAAACCAGAGTGTTCAGATCGATCATGTTGCTTTCTCCTTACGCAGGCTACGCCTGCTGCTGACGAATTACCGCTGGACCGCAGCGGCCACGGGTTGAAACAGGGACGACGTGTCCCCGTTATTCCTCATCACGCCAGTTCTTGGCGATCTCGTACCAATTGACTTCTTGCAGGGCTCCCTTGAGCAGGTCTTGAAACAGACCATGCCCGCGCTCCTCGATGTAGAGGTCGTACTCGTTGTCTAGCCATGCCTGGAGAACTTCCTTGGCGTCATACAAGCGTGGAGCATCGACAACGTCTGCGTGGAGTGCAGCGTAGAGGGACTCTTCGTTTTGTATCCAGAGATTCACGAGCCACGTTTCGTATGTGGACCAGCCGTTGTATGTTCTGTCGTTGCTCATTTGCTTTCTCCTTCAGTTTGAATACAGACTCATGTACTCGGACCCTTCGACACCGAAGCGCACGCCCCGGTATCTGGTGCCGTCGATGCGATAGAAAACATGCACGGGGTACTGAAGCGCCATGCTGATCTGTATGTAACGGTTCAGTCGGCTATCCGTTGTTGTTGCCTCATCGCACCACGCGAACACTTCCGCAATGTCCAAGCGTACGCTTTTAGGGTACTCACGCACTTGCGCGTCCCACAGTTTTTCAAGCTTCGTTGTCATTTGCTTTCTCCTTGTTGTGCCTTGCGGCGGTTGTGTGCACTCTTGCACGGGGCTCCGATGGTGACGTACCAGCGGTACTCACCGATACGCCGATGGTTGAGCATCAAGCGTGGGTTGTTGATCATCCAGTTCTTGAAGTCCTTGACTAGCTTGGACTCCAGCGCACCGATGGCTGTCTCTCGGTGGTCGATGGGTGGTGGCTCCAGTACCAGCCAGCCCTGCGCGTTGAGGGTCTCGAACAGCGCCTCGAAGTCGGGCACCATGCGTGTGGGGATGGGACAGGGGCGTGCGCCCCAGGCCTGAGGTTTTACGTCAGCCATTCGCATTTGCTCTCTCCTTTGAATGAGGACGGGATGTCCTCTTTGACATTGGTCGTCAGATGACGCCAAGTAGCAGTAGCGCGAGCGCTACTACGCATACGGCCAGCAGGCCGATATCTTCGGTACTCATTTCTTCTCCTCGTTAAGCCACTCAAGAAACACCGGATCTCGTGAGAGCTTCCGGCCACGGGATGCAGCGCATGCTGCGTACAGACGAGCGAGTGACAACCTCGTCTCAGGGAACACGAACTCTTTGGGCTCAGGCACCTGCGTTGTGCTGGTGGAGTTGGCACGCTTGTTCTTGGCACGAGACAGTGCGTCAGTCAGTGCCGCCTCATACGCCTCGAAGAACACCAAGCGCTCGGGTGAGAGGTGCAGGGCTAGCTTGCCCTTGCGACACCAGTCAAGCTCCATGCGGAAGATGTGCAGCATAGGTGCCCACGCCTGGGTCCGCGCTGCACTGTGCCTGCGCTTGGCCCCCGTCGATCGGCGTTGACGTTGCGCCTGTGCCTCGGCTTCCTTGAGGTTGGCTATGCGTGTGGGCGTGGCGTATGAGCGTTGGTTGTCCACCGCCTGCTGCCGCTGCTCCGGCGTCAGATCCTCCAGCGTTTTCTCAGGCTCACACACGCGGCACAGCGTGCGGAGCAGGCGCTTGCCGCCCCACCACTTGCGGAAGTCATGCAATGGGCGTGTGATCCCACACTCAGGACACGTTGCCTGCACACCCAGGTGCAGAAAGCGTTGGTAGTAATCAGTCGGCATTTGGTGAGCACTCCTTGCACAAAGCACAGTTGACCTTCTTGGGGTGAAACTTCCGCAGCGAGAGCAGGCGCTTGCAGCCAGGGCACGTTGCTTTGGCCGGAGGATTGCGCACCACATTCGGGAGCAACCGCGCTGCCCGCTCCGCGATGCGACCACGCTCCTTCACCAACTCGGCGTGCTCCGGGCTCACAGGCCGATCACTCGGCTCACACCGCACACAGATGGGGCGATAGCAGAAGCGCCCCTCGTACCACTTCCAGAAGTTATCGATGTGACTGCGCCTTCGGCACTTGCCGCAGCGCGGCGTCACACGGTCGTAAAAAGGCATGGACATGATGGGCGTTCTCCTTGGGTTGAATGAGGACACGCGGTCCTCTTTGGGGTTGATCGTTACCAGAACGCAAAGTGTTGCGTCCAGTGCTACCCAGATTCTCCGCTGTAGTGGGTAGCACCTTGAACATTGTAAGTGCCTGTCGTGCAAAGGCAAAGAGGATATGTATATGTAGCGTCCTACGAAAAAAAAATGTGATCACACTAAGAGAGGGGAAGAGAGGGGAAAAAAGAAAAAGCTGGGAGGTGGAGGCTCGTGCATATGGCCACGCTCCCAGCCTTATATATAGATATAACACTAAACACTATTTATATTTATATGGACAACCCGTTGCGCATCAACCACTTAGGCACGCCAAGGTGCTGTCCAACGAGGCGGAGAATCCGGGCGCGCGTCCACAGGATCATTTTTACCCCTGGAATGAGAATGATTCTCATTTGCATCTTGCTTGGTGCGCCGCGCAGTGCGGCGTGCTTGGTCGGCACGGGCTTGCGCCCGCTCCTCGCGTTTGTATGACTTGCTCATGGTCTCTCTCCTTTGAATGAGGACGGGCTGTCCTCTTTGGGTTACGCGCGCTCGCAGCGCACACCGCCACGCGGGCCTACGCTCAAGACGTAGTCGGGGTACTCGGTAATCTCGTACCTGTTGGGTGCGATGTGCACACTGGCTTCGATGCGCTGGCCGTAACGGCCCAGTTCATCAGCCACCTCACGGTAGTTCAGGACAGCATCGCGCAGGGTGCTGCAGCGGACGGATTCGGTCTCCAAGTTATCGGAGCCCACACAGAGGTAGTAGTAACGCATGACTCTCTCCAAAGCACGCCGCCTGCGACGCAGGCATCAAGCGCACTGGGCTGCGCGAACGCAGCCCGCTACGCTCGTAGCGGCAAAGAGGACGGGTTGTCCTCTTTGGGTTCACTTGGCAGCGGCAAAGGCGTCGGCCACAGCACGCGCAGCCAGGGACTTCAGCGCACCCTTCTTGAGGTCGTACTCGTTGACCAGCGCCACCAGCGCGGCAGCGGCAGCAGCGATCTCGGCAGGCACTGCGAACTCCTCAGCAGCCTCGGCAGCATCGGCCTCAGACTTGGGTGACTGGGCCTTGTCAGCATCGCCAGTCAGGTCTTCCATCAAGCGCTTGAACGCCTTATCTGCGTTGGTGAAGCCGGCGCTGGAGCGATCCAGCACGTCCTGACCCTTGTTGCGGTTCGACGTGGACACGACGATGGGGCAAGCGTACTTCTTGCTGGCCCATGCCATCACGACGGGCTTGCAGTCTTCTGCGGTGGTGAAACCGGCATCCACCATTCCCTGTCTGAACACCGCAGTCGCAGTGTTCAGGGTGAGCACGAATGCATCGATGGCGGCAAGTGCTTGATTGACGTTAGGCATAACAAACTCCAAAGTTGAATGAGGACACAGCGTCCTCTTTGCCGACTCGAACCACCGAATCGACACCTTCAGTATACCAAATGGGGGTATTTCGACCCTTTTTGCCGTACCGTAGATCCCGTAGCCAGACCCCCACCATACCCCCACCCCCCCTGAAATGGAGCAGGGAGTACGTCGTGATATGAACACGAATCCCCAACCACACTGCACAAAAAATACAAAATTAAACATACACAGATTTTTACGTTTTGTTCCTGCAGTTTAATACATGCTTTTTATTCTGCAATTTTTATAAAATCCTTGGCTATTTCTGTCCAACGTTTGACACCCACCCATAAAAAAAGCCCCGGGTGTTTGCCCAGGGCTTAAAGGGGTTTTACAACCACCTCAGGGAGAAAGCAAGTGACACACTTGCAGGGAGACAAATACAAGCATACACTGCGCCAAACTCGGACGCAAGCCCCGCTTTGAAATGCTTGATCACCTGCTCGACTACGAGCCCCCCATAGAGTCCATTGGTGCCCTGCGCTCACCCGAAGACGCCGACCCCGGCATGCTTCTCAACGCGCAGCACAGCACCTCTGACTGGCTCACCTCGCTAGGCGCGCCTACGGCAGACACTGCCGACGCTACAGCAGCCGCTTCGCTGGCTCAGAGCGCGTTCCAGGCCATCACAGCCCCAGCCACAGACGCCAAGCAGCGCACATCCCTGCTGGCGCTCAAAACGCCTAAAGCGGTGCAGCATCTGACCGGGATGCTGACGGCCTACGACTGGGAGTTCGTCCATCAGGCCAAGGAGCTTAGGGGCTACGCGGTGTCGAAAATCCTCGAAGAGGTCGAACACCCCGACGCCCGCATACGCCTACGCGCTCTAGAACTCCTGGGCCGAGTAACTGAGGTGGCGCTGTTCACCGACAGGGTCGAGGTCAAGAAGACCGAGATGAAAGACACGGAGTTGGACGCCAAGATCAAGGAAAAACTGGCGCGGTTCATGGGCGTCATCGATGCCAGCCCGACAGACCTTCCTTTTGTAGAGGACGCGAATGCGTCTGCCTGATTTCCTGACGCAACAAGAAGCCAGCGCCATTCAAGCGGCGTTGCCTAGCATGTCGGTCAAGGAAAAGATGGAGCTTTTTGACCTGCTAGAGGAGAAAGAACGCCGACACAAGATCGCGTCAGCGCAAAACTCCCTGCTAGGCTTCGCACATATGCTCTATCCGGGCTTCAAAGAAGGCCCACACCATCGCAAACTGGCGAAAATCTTCGAAGATGTCATCTCAGGCGTTAAAAAACGCTTGATCATCAACATTGCGCCTCGTATGGGGAAGTCGGAATTCAGTTCATACCTGTTTCCGTCATACTTCTTGGGTAAATTTCCCCATAAAAAGATCATCATGGGCACGCACACCGCGTCCCTGTCAGAAGATTTCGGTCGTCGCATCAAGAATCTCATTCTTGCCGAGGACTATCCGACCATTTTCCCTGATACAAAGGTGTCAGAAGACCAAAAAGCGTCAGGAAAATGGTCTACCACCGAGGGTGGTCAGTATTACGCCGTAGGCGTAGGTGGTTCCATCGCTGGTCGCGGCGCTGACCTCTTTGTCATCGACGATCCGCACTCGGAACAGGACCTAAAAGCAGGCACACGCACGCCGTTTGATGCTGCATGGAACTGGTTTCAGACCGGGCCGCTGCAACGGTTGATGCCTGGGGGTGCGATCATCGTCATCATGACCCGGTGGTCACAGATTGACCTCACGGGGCAGCTTATAAGCCACCAGATCAAGAATCCCGACGCGGATCGGTGGGAGATCGTGGAGCTTCCGGCCATCCTGAACGAGCATACGCCAGAGGAGAAGTCTCTCTGGCCTGGGCAGTGGCCCCTGGAGCAGCTTCAGGCCAAGCGTGCAGGCATGGACCCACGCTTCTGGCAGGCGCAGTACATGCAGAACCCCACCTCGGAGGTGGCGGCGGTCATCAAGCGCGAGATGTGGCAGATATGGGAGGCAGATCGCCCGCCTAAGTGCGAATACATCATCCAGTCGTGGGATACCGCGCATGAGGTCAAGACCTCCAGCGACTTTAGCGCTTGCACAACGTGGGGTGTGTGGTTCAACGAAGAAGACAACGACAACGCGCACATCATCTTGCTGGACGCGATCAAAGGCAGGTGGGCATTCCCTGATTTGAAAAAGCGCGCTATTGAGTACCACCGTGAGTGGGAACCTGACGCATGTCTGATTGAGAAGAAAGCCGCAGGAGCGCCCTTGATACAGGAGTTGCGCTCGATGGGCATCCCCATCAGCGAGTTCAGCCCCAGCCGGGGCAAAAACGGCGCTAGCAACGACAAGGTAGTCCGCCTCAACGCGGTGTCGGACATGTTCTCCTCAAGCCGTGTGTGGGCTCCAGACACACGCTGGGCACGCGAGCTTATCGAGGAAGTCGCGGCCTTCCCCGCTGGTGAACACGACGACTACGTCGATACTATGACCCAGGCGCTCATGCGCATGCGACAGGGTGGTTTCATCCGCTTGCCGTCTGATGAGCCCGAGGAACCTCAACAGTGGCGCAGCCTGCGGCGCGCTGCGTACTACTGACACCTGAAAGGCCAGCATGGCAACGAATATCGACAAAGCCCTCTACAGCGACCCGTCGCTGCCCTTGGGTATCGACACCGGACTGCCAGAGGAGTCCGCCATCGAGATTGAGATCGAAGATCCTGAAGCAGTCAGCATCGGAATCGATGGGATGGAGATCGAGATTGAGCCCTCCTCCGAAGGCTCTTCAGACTTCACCAACAACCTTGCCGAAGAGCTTGATGAAGGCGAACTTGCCAGCATCGGTGGTGATATCGAAGGCGATATCGACCAAGACAAGAACTCCCGCAAAGATTGGGAGAAAGCCTACACCGAGGGCCTCAAGCTGCTGGGCTTGCAGATGGAGGAGCGCACCGAGCCCTGGAGCGGCGCTTGTGGCGTGTTCCACCCCATGATCACCGAAGCGGTAGTACGGTTCCAGTCCGAGATGATCACGGAGACATTCCCTGCCCAAGGCCCCGTCAAGACCAAGATCATCGGCAAGGAAACGCCAGATGTGAAGGAGGCCGCAGTTCGTGTGCAGGACGACATGAACTTTGAGTTGACGGAGACCATGAAGGAGTTCCGCCCAGAGCACGAGCGCATGCTCTGGTCACTCCCGGCTACGGGCTCAGCGTTCAAGAAGGTCTACTACGACCCCAACCTGGGACGCCAAGTCAGCATGTTCGTCCCCGCCGAGGACATCCTGCTGCCCTACGGGACCACAGACCTCGACACCTGCCGCCGCCTGACGCATGTCATGCGCAAGAGCAAGAACGAGATTCTCAAGCTGCAGGCCGCAGGGTTTTACCGCGATGTCGAGCTTGGCGAACCTGACCGGGCCATGACGGACATCCAGAAGGCCAAGGACAAGGAGACCGGGTTCAGTGACCTGAACGACGATCGGTTCACGCTCTACGAGGTGCACACAGACTTGTGCCTCAAGGAAGACCCGTACGGTGAAGGTGAGGACTCCGAGATCGCGCTGCCGTACGTGGTGACGCTGGTTAAGGGCACGGGCGACATCCTGGCTATCCGGCGCAATTGGAACGAGGACGACGACCTCAAGCTCAAGCGCCAGCACTTCGTGCACTACCAGTACATCCCCGGCTTCGGGGCGTACGGGTTCGGCCTGTTCCACCTGATCGGGGGCTTCGCCAAGAGCGCTACGAGCATCATGCGCCAGCTTGTGGACGCAGGCACGCTCAGCAACCTCCCAGGCGGTCTGAAGAGCCGTGGCTTGCGTATCAAGGGGGACGACACACCCATCGCCCCTGGCGAGTTCCGGGACGTGGATATCCCCTCTGGTGCCCTGAGAGACAACATCCTGCCGCTGCCGTACAAGGAGCCGTCCACGGTCCTGTACCAGTTGCTGGGCAACATCGTCGAAGAAGGCCGTCGCTTCGCCGCCACTGCAGACATGAAAGTGTCTGACATGTCGGCGCAGTCCCCAGTGGGCACCACGCTGGCCCTGCTGGAGCGCCAGCTTAAAGTTCTGTCGGCAGTCCAGGCGCGCACGCACTTCGCGCTCAAGCAGGAGCTGAAGCTCCTCAAGGGCATCATCCGTGACTACACGGACCCTGACTACACCTACGACCCCGAGTACGGTAACAAGAAGGCCAAGCAGGCTGACTACGACCTCGTTGATGTCATCCCTGTCAGCGATCCCAACGCGGCGACCATGTCGCAGCGAGTGGTGCAGTACCAAGCCGTCATCCAGATGGCACAGATGGCACCGGACATCTACGACCTGCCACAGCTTCACCGTGCCATGCTGGACGTGCTGGGGATCAAGAACGCTGACAAGCTTGTGCCGATAGAAGAGGAAGAAACGCCCAAAGATCCGGTGACGGAGAATCAGAATGTGCTGAAGTCGCAGCCATTAAAGGCCTTCCTGCATCAGGATCATCAGTCGCACATTCAGGTGCACATGATGCTGCTGCAAGATCCGGTGGTGGCGCAGTTCATTGGCCAGAATCCGAAGGCTCCGCAGATCCAGGCCGCGCTCACTGCACACGTTGCAGAGCATGTGGGCTACCTCATGCGCCAGAAGATCGAGCAGCAGCTCGGCATGTCGCTGCCCCCAGAAGACGAGAAGCTCCCGCCGCAGATCGAGATCGCGCTCAGCAGCATGATGGCCCAGGCAGCACAGCAGGTGCTCCAGCAAGACATGGCAAAGGCCGCACAGATGCAGGCCCAGCAGCAAGCGCAAGACCCTGTGCTCCAGATGCAGCAGATGGAGTTGCAGCTTCGACAAGCTGAGCTTCAGATCAAGCAGGCGGAGGCCCAGGCCAAGACACAAGTCGCGCAACAGCAAGCGCAGCTTGCCATGCAGGATATGCAGCTCAAGGCGCAGAAGATGGCGATTGACGCGGCGGCTCAGGCCGACCGCCAAGAGCTTGAGGAAGAGAAGGTCAAGGGTGACCTGCAGCTTCGTGCGATGAAAACCCAGGCGGACATCGAGCGAGACAAAGCCAACCTTGTCGCACAACAAGAACGCGAAGGCGTGCGCATGGGCATCGACTTGGCAAAAGCCAAGTCGCAAGAACGGCTCCAGGCACGCAGCAAATCGCTTGACTATGCAGTTGCGTCCAAGAAGCAGGAGCCCCGTAAATGATCAAAAAGTTCGCTGACGTTTTACGTCAACAGATTCGTGATGACATGAATCATCACGCTGACGCCGTGTCTACCGGCGCATGTCGTAGTTTTGAGGAGTACCAAAAACTCTGCGGTGTCATTCAAGGTCTAGCCGTCGCGGAGCGTTATTTACTTGACCTTGCACAGAAAGTTGAAAAAGACGATGAGTGAACTACTCCTGAGTGACGGCGAGAACACAACCGTGTTGCCGCAAACCGACGAAGAAAAGGCCCGTCAGGTGCCTGATCCTGTGACTTATCACCTTCTATGCGTGCTGCCCAAGGCCGAAGAAGAGTATGAGAGTGGCTTAGCTAAGGCAGGCCAAACCATGCACTTTGAAGAGGTAATGAGCCCAGTGTTGTGGGTAATGAAGATGGGGCCAGACTGCTACAAAGATCCGCTGCGCTTTCCCAGTGGGCCTTCTTGCAAAGTGGGTCAGTTCATCCTCGTTCGCCCTAACACGGGTACGCGGCTGAAAATCCATGGCCAGGAGTTCCGCATCATCAACGACGACAGCGTTGAAGCTGTTGTGCAAGATCCAAGGGGGATTAAGCGTGGATAAAGAAGAAAATATCTACAACGGCGTCACGGATGATTTTGCTTGGTATGAGTTGTCGCGCATGCGCGTGCGACTTGACGAAATGGTAACCATGCTTGACAACCTGCAAAACACACTTAAAGCAAGGTCAGTGGAGCAGCAGAGTTACATGAATTACCTTGAAGGCAAAGTCCGCATGCTTAAAGAACTCGTCCCCCAAGACGCAAAGGAGTAACTCATGAACGTACAAAGCGAAGATTTTAAGTTCCCTGATGAAGTGGCGGTCACATCTGAGGCCGATACAGAAGTTGAAGTCGAGATTGTTGACGACACTCCCGAGAAAGACCGAGGCCGCAAGCCTTTGGATCGCGAGGTCACTGACCCCACCGACGAGGAAATCGAGTCGTACTCAGACAAGGTGCAGTCCCGCATCAAGGAACTGACGCATGCACGGCATGACGAGCGGCGACAAAAGGAAGCCGTAGCGCGTGAAAAGGCCGAACTTGAGCGCCTTGCCCAACACCTGATCAATGAAAACAACGCGCTCAAGCGCAATGTGAATCAGGGGCAGGAAGTCATCATTTCTTCTGCTCGCAAGGAGGCCGAGACCAAGCTTGACGCGGCGCGCCGTCGCCTTAAAGAGGCGCAAGAGGCATTCGATACCGACGGTATCGTGGCTGCACAAGAGGCGCTTGCGGAAGCTACTTGGGAAGTACAGGAAGCTAAAAAGTTTCGTGCCCAGCCTTTACAAGAGACGCAATATCAGGTACAACCGCAACCATCACCACAGACCCAAGTTCAGCCCGACGAAAAGTCCCTGCGCTGGCAGGCTAAAAACCAGTGGTTCGGGCAACCGGGGTTTGAGGAATACACCAGCTACGCACTAGGGCTGCACCAGAAGCTAGTCAACGGGGGCATCGATCCTCGCTCTGATGATTACTTCGACCAGATTGACGGTCGCATGAAGAATCAGTTCCCCGAGATCTTTGGCGGAAACGTCAAGTCCGGTGACACGCAGAAGCGCCCAACCACCGTTGTGGCCTCTGCAGCACGTACTACAAGCGGCGGAAAGATCCGGCTCACGCAAACGCAAGTTGCGTTGGCTAAGAAGTATGGTTTGACCCCGCAGCAGTATGCAATGGAAGTAGCGAAATTGGAGCGACAAAATGGCTGAGCGTAACTCTCGTGAACTGGACACCCGCGCTAAGGCAGAACGGCCTAAGCAGTGGATGCCCCCACAACTTCTTCCCGAAGTTAACCCGGAGCCCGGTTACGCCATGCGTTGGATTCGCGTCAGCACCCTTGGGGTGGATGATCCGCGAAACGTCTCCGTTAAGCTGCAAGAAGGCTGGGAGCCTGTAAAAGCTAGTGACCATCCCGAAGCGTACATGCCTAGTGGGAACGCAGGGCGTTTCCCTGACAGCATCCAAATCGGCGGTTTGATGCTTTGCAAAACCCCGTCAGAGTTCATTGAACAGCGTTCTAGCCACTTTCAGAAACAAACTGATGGTCAGATGCAGTCAGTGGACAACAACTTCATGCGCGAGGGCGACCCCCGGATGCCTCTGTTCAAGGAGCGCAGATCTGAGGTTTCGTTCGGACGCGGTACGTAAATTCAAGGAGTCTTAAATGGCTTACCCCACCGTAGAAGGACCTTACGGTCTAATTCCGGTTAACCTGATTGGTGGTCAGGTCTTCGCGGGTTCCACGCGAATGATCCCGATTGCTAGCGGGTATACCGCTTCCCTGTACTTTGGTGACCCCGTAAAGTTCACCTCTGACGGCACGCTGATCACTTCTGGTCTGGCGTTTAACTCTGCAGCAGCAGAAACCGGCGGTACTTTGGGCGTCTTCCTGGGCTGTGAATACACCCCGGCTGGCGGTCCTCTGTTCGGCAAGCAGCGCTATCAGAGCTGGGCGGCTAACACCGTGGCTCCTGATGCTGTGGCCTACGTCAGCGATGACCCGGACATCATCATCAAGGCTGCGATCATCCAGTACAACGCTTCTGGCACCCCGGTGCTGGGCTGCGTACCGGCTGCTGCTCTGGGCACTAACCTGACTTCGATGGCTACCGCCACCGCAAACACGGGTTCGGGTTCCAACTTCAGCGGCAACTCCAACGTCGGTCTGATGCTGGCTTCGGGCAACGTGCGCCGCACGGCTACCGCTCCGTTCCGCATCGTTCAGATGGTTCCCGAAACCCAGTTGCTGGTGACGCAAACCGCTACCACTGGTAACGCAAGCACCTCGGTGACGCTGGCCGCTGCAAACGCTTCGATCAAGACCGGCATGCTGGTCACGGGTCTGAACGTCCAAGCCGGTACGTTTGTGGCTGCTGTCAGTGGCACTACGGTGACGCTGTCGCAAGCTACTGCTGCTACCACCGGGCAAACGGGTACTCTCACCTTCAACGGCTTCCAAGAGGTGCTGGTGAAGTGGAATGCCGGTTACCACGCTTACGACGTTGCAGTCGCAATCTAAGGAGTAACACAAAATGGCAATTTCACGCGCCCAACTACTCAAGGAACTGCTCCCTGGGCTGAACGCACTGTTCGGTCTGGAGTACAAGCGCTACGGCGAAGAGCATAAGGAAATCTACGAGACCGAGTCCTCAGAGCGCTCGTTCGAAGAAGAAACCAAGCTCTCCGGCTTCAGCGCCGCTCCGGTGAAGAACGAAGGTCAAGCAATTTCCTACGACAACGCGCAGGAAGCCTGGACCGCTCGTTACAACCACGAGACCATCGCTATGGGTTTCTCCGTCACCGAAGAGGCGATGGAGGACAACCTGTACGACAGCCTGTCCGCCCGCTACACGAAGGCCCTGGCTCGCGCTATGGCTTACACGAAGCAGGTCAAGGCTGCTGCCATCCTGAACAACGGTTTCAACAGCGCTGTGACCTACGGCGACGGACAAGCCCTGTTCTCGACCGCTCACCCGCTGGTCTCTGGCGGCACCAACAGCAACCGTCCGGCTACCGCCGCCGACCTGAACGAGACTTCCTTGGAAGCCGCCGTTATTCAGATCGCTGGTTGGACGGATGAGCGTGGTCTGCTGATCGCAGCCAAGCCCCGTAAGCTGGTTGTTCCCCCGGCCCTGATGTTCACGGCAACCCGCCTGCTGGAAACCAGCCTGCGTGTGGGCACCGCCGACAACGACATCAACGCACTG